ATTACTGCGCCTAATAAAGTTGCGTATGCTGGGTGTATATCAGCGACAATAGCCAACGCAACGGTAATACCTGAAGCGGCAACTGCTCTTAAATAAGACTTAATTGCAGCCTTATGCTTTTTTGATAGTTTCATCTGTTCCCCCTAGTAATGGGATATTGAAAGGTTTCCCATTTTGATTTGGTTTAAAACTTATATGTATATGCTTATTATGGGGATTTAACCCAGTATATTTTTTCCAACGCCATAAAGATTTGGCACTACAAATCTTGCCCATAAAAATTATATAAAGAAAGCGTCGATCACCTTGTTTTGCTGCAAGTCGTATTTGATCTGCCAAATAGATTGCAATTCCCTGTTCTTCAGATAAGCCAGCGTCAACGTCCAATGCGCACACTTCACCTTGCCCGTTGGGATTGTGTTGACTTTTTGAACCTCTAGACTGGTGACGCAGATCGCCAATCCATCCATCAAGACGCTTGGAACGATTTGGGAAATTATCATTAAGTTGTTCCCTAAATTGTGCAGCAGCCTTAGAAAGCCAAGGTTGTTTACTCATCCTCTGTATCAATCGGGGTGGATTGTGCCGCTAGATATGCTTGATAATCTGAGTTGGCAGGGTCTATTGGTATATATCCCACGCTTTCGGGTTTATTTGAATCAAGCATTTCTATATATTCCCAACCAAGTTCATTAGATTTTTTTGTATAAGTTATAGTCATTTTACAACTCCGCATTCAATGTTAAAGTATCATCTGTTGAATCTGGATGAACATACCAATTTCCTGTTGAATTACCTTGAGCCTTGAAAGTAAAACCTTCAGCAGAAATATATTCAGTTGATGGTTGATCTACATTACTGACCGCCCAAGTTCCATTTTTTGTAATGGCTGGTGCAGTACGCATTTTTACACATAAATAAATGGGTAATCTATTTGCAGTTGTGTTTAATCCGTAACCACCATACAAAGGAAAACCACTTGCTGTTCCACCAATTACTTGAAAATACCTCTGACAAGCGGCTAATTCGCCTTGAATTGTGCCAGTTGCAGTTTGAAATGGTGATGCGTTTGATGCTTGCTCAAGTTGTACACCCCATATATCAAAAGTAAAAGTTGTATTTAATGGCGCTCTAAAGACAAAGCCTAAAGATGAACTTGTTCCAACTGTCTTACCCGAAATTGAAGGAAGTGCGACAGTTAAAGTAAAACGTTGCCATGATGTTGTTACATTCGCAGTTCCAGCAGTTGTACTGACCTGAGCAGAACCCCCTGACCCAAAGTTTTGTGAAAGCACCAATGTAAGAGTTTTGGCAGCAGCAGCCTTAGCCCAAAATGAAATTGTTACAGTTTGATTGGCTGCTGTTTGGACATTTTCAATAGGTTGATAAAAATCATCATAAGTTGCACCTGTTGTAGCAACGCTTCTATCCCAACGAAGAAAATAAATTCCTTCATAACCTGTTACTGGGGCTGTGCCTGCTGTAAATGCTTGACGGCTAAAAACGGTTGTTGAACCAGTACCATCAGTTCCCCAACGCCATCTATCAGTTAAATACGAAAATGCAGCAGGGTTAGTAAAACTTGTACCTCTTTGCCAAACACCAAAATCACCATTGATAATTTTATTTTTACCCGCCGCGTATTGCGCTGATTCTAATAAATTAACCGACCCTGACAAGTCGTTCATATTGGCCGCGCTCAGCACGTCGCCCGTTACATAATTTGCTTTTACTGGAAATCCTACTGCCATTTTATATTCTCCTTAGGGTCTAATTATATCTTAATATGACAAAATATCTTCATCTAGGACACCATAAGTAGTGCTGTCCAAAATAAAACCATCAGTTATAGGCTCAAGGGTGGTAAATGTTCCCATCCATGAGTTAGGCGTTATTTCCCAGTTAACGCCTTGGATTTGAAGGTTCTTAGTAATGGTTGAGCCATCAGGTTGGATATTTGTGATAACCACATTGTCAAAATAATCAAGGTCTAAAATCGTACCGTTGGGAACTAAAGGCTCATAAAGGTCAATCGTCATACTGTCAATGCGGATAGTGGTTGTTGATCTAGTAGCCACATAAATAGCGGCTATGTTGGCTGCCTCAGCATCTGTTTGAACAACCAAATTACTAAAATTAACAACATGTGGGAAGTATTGAGCAACTGAGGTTGCATCCGTATAAGTCTGACCTACCCCACCAATGCGGGTAACCGTTGACTTATTAACGATAAGTTTGTCATCAAAAGCAAAAACTAAGTTTTTGTAAGGTATGCCAGTAGTTTGATTAAAGGCAATAGGCGTGCCACCTGCTGAGGAAATGGTATTGGCTCGGTTTTTAAAGACTACGTTGCCTTCAGGATTAACAAAAAAAGCACCTTGCTCTGAAGTTTCACAATTTTTGATTGCCTCTAATGGCGTCCTAGCAGTTGCAGGGTCAGCCTGAGTCAATGAGTTGCCGGTATCCAATGTCCTCATTGAGTTAGGAAACTGAACAGTATCTAATATCTTGGCAATTCTAGTGCCAGTATCCTGCCCTGCTGCCTGTCCGGTAACTGAAGTGATTGTTGCCATAGCAAATAATCTAAAAGCATCTGAAGCGTTTATATCCACATAAGACACATTTTCTGCCTTGTCGTATGTATAGACATAATCAGTCGTATAACCGCTAAATAAATAATGGGTAGTGCCTAAGTAATCAGCAGAAATTCTAAGTTTTCTTAAAGGCGTTAAATAACCGTAAATATCAGAACTCGTATTTTGAGGATTAAATCTGCCGTTCTGATCGTAAATCCTAACCGTGCAAGTACCAGCCTCATAAGTGTCGCGATTTATGTTTCTACCTCTACGGATTTGTATTTGCCTAGCAACACTTGTTAAATCTAGAACTAATGCAGGGGTTGTATCATCTGATAAAAGGCCAGTACCAAGTACACCATTAACAGGGTCATCTAAGGTAAAAGCATTACCAAAAGTAGCCCCTGAACTAAAGTTTAGGCTTATATTGAGTACTGGCAGCGTCATGTTATCTAAATGGATTTATAGATGAGAACGAGCCTGACGCGGATGAGTTAAGTAATCCATTGCGCAACTCATCCAATAATCCCTGAGTTGCACCATTGACAGTTACGTTTATGACTTGACCGTTTCTGTCTAAACCTTGGCTCATGTAATAAGCCTCAGCCTGAGCCTGTAACCTATATGACATTGACGCCATGATTGCCTCAGATTGGGCTATGGTTGCCGGCTTGCTTTGTAAAGCCTCAAGTTGCTTTGCTGTCATTTGTTGTTGAGGGTTAATGTCTGCGAACATAACACCGTTCTTAGTAAATGGTGCAGCAATAGCCTCAGTCCTTGAACTGACATTTTGAGCAGTACCCATACCCGCTAACAGTTTGCGTAGTAATTCAATCTGAGCGATAAGTAAATCAATGTCTTTAGACCAGCCTTCAAATGGATATAAGGCTTTAGGTAGTTTAGCAATAGCCTCAGCAAGGTTGGTAGTTTGTAATTGAGACTTAATCAACTCAGTTGCTAACTTGGCTGCCTCAGTAGCGTTCTCTTGGATTAAAGCCAACTGCAATGACAGTCTTAGTTTTTCTTGATCTGTAATTTTGTTTTGAAGGGCAGCATAAATCTGTATTTGTTCTAAATCAAAAAGGCTAGATATTTGTTCTAGTTTTTTACGATCAGCCTCTAATTTCTTTTGAGCAGCCTGTAATGCTCTTTCTTTAGCAATAGCCTGTTGCCTTGTTCTAAGTTGCTTAGCGGCTTCCTTTTGTAATGCCTTTTCTTCCTTTTGTAACTGAGTGTAATCAAACTTCATAGCCATAGGGTCAAATGGCTTATCAAAGTTCATCTTATATTGAAGAATAGGTGAGTCAGACGGTGTAGTTAAATTCTGTAATCCAGTCCTAGTGACCTTAATAAATCTAGAAACATTGTTAATAAGTCCAGCAAGTTTATTGCTGATTGTGTCAATACTGCTGCCGTATTTATTAGGGTCTCCAAATGCGTCATCAAGGGCTTGAACTAAAGCACCGCCAATAGTTTCTTTAGCAT